ATAATATTTTAGGAAACTCATACCTCTACGGCATTGAGGCCAATGGTTTTGGTGGCAGGATTACGAGCCTGTTTAATTTACCTGCGGAGAAAACAGTTATCGACCTGGCATTTGATAAGTCATTGCCGAACTGGGTCAATGAGGTGAAAGGCTATGTAGTTTCAATCGGGGGAACTGAATACCATTTGAAGCCAGAAACCGTTTTACACAATCGTAATATTTCACTCAGATACGATTCAGGCGCTTGGGTCTATGGAATTTCTAAATACATTCCGGGCGACAAAATCAACAACGAGCTAAGGGCGATTTATGATGCAAAAGCAAGCATTATTGAACACCGGGGGGCATTGGGTATTATCTCAAATGATTCAGAGTTTCCCGATCTAGAACAAACGCAAATTGTTAAAGACCGGCTAAAACAACAGTTCGGACTTTCGGGCGATCAGGATAAATTCATCGTCACTACTCAAAAACTATCATGGCAGCAAATGAGCTTGAACGTTCAGGAATTGCAGTTAATTGAAAATGCAAAATATTCATTCGAGAAACTTTGCCAGTTATCGGAATTTGATCCGGTGATATTCACGGCTGATGGCAGCACTTTCGCAAATAAAACGGAGGCGATAAAAGACCTTTACAAAAACGTTATCAAAACAGACGTTGATGATCTTTATGACACGTTGAACGAGTGGTTGAGCCCGCTTTACGGCGGGGATAAAATAGTGCCAGATTGGAACAAGGTGCAGGAACTCGAAAACGATAAAAAGATTTTCACCGATATGCTAACCAAGCAAATCGAATACAGCCTTATCACTCCCTACTCTGCTGCAAAAATATTATACGGTGACGACGTTGATGAATCAAACCCACCGCCAGATATTTATTATCAAAAGGGGTTGAAGGAATTAGGCGCGGAGGAGCCAGAACCGGAACCTGTTGTTGATGAGGTTATCACTGCTGAAATGATTAAAAACGCACGCAATGGAAAAACAGATTAAAATATTAGACTGCAAGGTAGCAGATATCGACGGAAAAAAACGGATGGTGAAGGCGTACTATTCAGCGTTCGGCAATGTCGATTCTGATGGTGATATAATCGAGCGCGGTGCGGGACGGAAAACGATAAAGGAAAACGGCCCGGAAGGCAAAGATATAATCAGGCATTTTTTAAATCATTCATTCAAGGCAAACCCGGAAGTTTTGACAATCGGAAAAATAAAAGAGATTGGAGAGGACGACCACGGCAACTACTTCTGGTCAAAGATTGCCAGGACTGCATTAGGTGAAGACATTTACAAAATGTATGAGGACGAGATGATTAATAACCATTCGTTTGGATTCATACCGATAAAGCAGAAAGTAATTGACGGAATTAACCACATTTATGAGTACAAAATGTTCGAAATTTCCACCGTCACAACGTGGAGCGCGAACGAAAAAACACCAACTATTGAAGTAAAAGAAGGGGAGCCGAAAATCATCACTCCCGAATTAAATACAGCACTTTTTATAGAGCCGTCGCGATACACTCTTGATCAAAAAGCCGCCATGCAAACAATTTTTAAACTCACAAAATTTAATTTTTAAAATCATGGAAGAGAACAAAATGAAGTTCGGGGCAACAGAGGTCAACGACCCTGAACAATTCGCGGCATTGCTCAATAAGCAGTTCGCAAAATACAATGACTTGTTATCCGGCACGGTTGCCAAAGGCGAACTGAAACAAATGTACGCCGATTTGATTGTTGAGAATAAGGACATTTTATCGAAGGTCGCATCGACCGGCGATCAGATGGACTTGCTCACGAAAAAACTTGCCGAGGCAAATGACACTTTGATAATTCAAGGCGAAACAATCACCAAGTTTAAAGACATTTTAAACAACGATTCACACAAAGAAAGCGTTGGCAATGCGATTGTGAGAAAAATCACCAAAGAAGGTGCGCTGAAAGATTTCGTTGAAGGCAACACAACTACACAACGATTTGAAATTGAAACAAAAGACGTGGCGTTCACTGGAACCTATGGAAGTGGAGCCGCACAACACGCCTACATGCCTTTCCAGATTCCACAGATGCCACCGATGGAAAATTCAGACGTTCGGCTGATCCTGCCTACCGGTACGATCAACTCCGAAAAGCTGGACTTTCCACAAGAACGCGCTGCTTCATTAACTGATGCTACCGCTTCAAAAGGTGAAAATGTGACGTTAGTTGAGTCCACAATGGGGTTCGAAATGAAAACCGTAAACGCAAAGCGCATTGGTGCTTTTATCGAGGTTTCAAGGACAGCGTTGAGAAATTCAGCATGGTTATCGAGTTACATCAACAACCGCTTAATCGCGATGCTGATTAAAAACCTGAACACTCAGGTCATTAAAAACGACGGAACAGGTACCGACATCAACGGACTGTTTAATCAAGCAAATGCTTTCGATGCCAGCACAAACTTTACCGGAGTTTCGGCAAATCCTTCAATATTTGACGTGATTCGTGCAGTAATGGCCGACATGAACAGCACATATTTCATCAATGCAAACAGCGTTTTATTGAATCCTACCGATGCAGCAATTGCCGCAATAAGTAAGAACACAATTGCTGACTACATTGATCCCGCTTCATTCTTGCAACGTAACCAGGTCGGATACACAGGCAACTGGGGACTTCGTAACATTGAAACCGGTAATATCACAAAGGACACCCTTTTGGTTGCCGCGATTCAGCAGGCATATATGGAGCTGTTATTTAACGGCCCGATTGAGGTGATCGCAACCGATTCACACGCAAGTAATTTTACCTCCGACCTGGTAACAATCAAAGTTCAGGTTCAGGCAATGCTTCCTATTTACAATGCAAATGCATTGATGAAGGTGGCCAGCGTGGCCGCTCAAATCACAGAAATGACAGCAGCATAGTAATGAAGAAGGTAAAAGTCATAATCACAAAATTAGCAGGTGAGACCGGGTTGAGAAAGCCCGGTACCACCTTGCTTATGCCACAGGAGACTGCGCAATCATTAGAGGCTCGCGGTTTTGTTGAGATCGAAAAGCCTAAAACGAAGAAAAAGAAATCAGGTAAATAATGGACAAGATTCTCACCATATCAGATTTTACAGGAATTTATGAGCTGCCGATTTCGTCATTGAATACGGACAGGGCAACGGCCATTTTAAATAAATTTGAAGCCGATATTTTCAGAAAGATGGTGGGTGATGATGCTTACCGGCGTTCAATACTGTCATGCTATGACATTGAGGGAGAATTATCTTTGGCTTATAATGCTGATTTTGATGACTTTTTTGCAGGGGTAACCGCGTACGAAGTTGACGGCGTTTACAGGCTATTCGATGAAGGATTCAAAAACGCAATACTGTCATTTGCTTGGTACGAAATAATGCGCGACTTTCATCAGTTCAGCAGTTCAAATGGCATCTTTGAAGCCTTAGCCGAAAATGCACAACCGGCAGCGAACCGAGCCAGCGTTTTGTGCTACATGTGGAATAACGGGGTGAGAATTTACAACGACGCTTACAGATACATTGTTGATTACATGATTGGTGTGTTGGGGCTTGATGCTGAAGGTGAGATATTCGAGAATATTGAACACAAATCAATTGAGGAGCGGAGCTGGATATGATGACAGAGCAATTAATCGGCAGTGTAGTTGAACAGCTTGCTTCTGAATTAGAGGATGGGCATAAGCCATTTTATTTTTATGGCTCCCCGGTTTCGATTCAGTCCGAAATGGTAAAGACTATGAACGCTTCCGGTAAATATCCTGCTATCATTTTGTTCAATGAATTTCAGGAAACGAAAGGCGAAACGATGAGCCACTTCGGGCGGAGCGCAAACATCACATTGTATTTCATGCAGAATGCTGGTAAAAACTGGAGCGAAAAAAAACACATTGATAATGCGGTAATCCCGATGAACTCGATTGCTGATTTGTTTATTGAGTTAATTGAAGCGGATAAACGTTTCGGAGATGTCGATGATCTGAAAAAAACGCACCGCACAAACTGGGGGCTGATACTTCAGCAGGCGAGTTCAAAACGCTCTGTATTTCCTGACGTGCTTTCAGGTATTGAAATAAGTTTCACTTTAAAGATTAAAAGAAATTATTGCTAACAAATTAAAACATTATAAATCATGAGTTTATGTAAAGAATTAAAGAATTTAGGCGCGGCCACCTGCAAAAACCCGATGCAAATAGCCAAACGGCTAATCTTTGTGCCGGAGCTTGGCAGTGCGGGGACGGAAAACATGATCGCAACGGCGGCGGGGGTGACAAAAACAGCACTTCAAGCGTTCTTTGACGCGGCCGACAAAGTGAACAGATTTTACCCAACGCCGCTGGTCGAGAATGTAGAAAACGTTCGGGCTGAAACAACGTTCCACGAGTTCAACTCGGGTGCGAAGCTGGCGGTTAAGCAGGGCACAAAACATTTTGTTGGTTATTTGCCAGTAGAGTTTCCGCAACTGCTCGGAAGTTTGAAGGCATGGGAGGGGCAGAACTTTGGTATTTACATCATTGACAAAGACGGGAATTTCATCTATCAAACCGATGCCGCAACAAAGTTAAAGGTTAAGCCATTCAAGGTCGATGGAAATAGCTTCGTCGCTTCATATGTTGAGCCTACTGATACTGAAGTCGCAATGATCAGGTTTGAGTTTGATTACTCAGTGAGTGTTAAGGATGAATTGATGCGCTACATTGATGCTGATGACTTAGACTTTAACGCACTTGGAGCTGATGTTTACCCGTTGATGACAGTAATAGGAACGCCAACAAGCCCGTTGGCAGCAAGTGTTCGACTTACACCATTAACTGAGTATGGCGAACCGGTGACAGGGCTCACGTCCACCGAAATATCTTGTGTTGATGACAAAGGCGTCTCCGTTACTGTTTCAGATGTTGACGAGTTTGCGTGGGGTTACACAATAACATTATCAGGGCGCGCCGTAGAAACGGAATGTTATCTGTCGATTACTAAACCCCGCTATGACTTCTCAGCGATTAATGCGACGTCCATTACGGTAGATTTTGAACAGGAATAAATTTAGTGTGCTTGTAGCTTTCATTTTGGGCGGGGTTTTTTTGTAAACATTTTTTTTGCCCCGCCCTATTTTTTAAAACAGTATGGAAAAGTTAAAGGGCTTATCGGAAAGGGTTGACGGGCTATCAATTGTGGGTGCTATTGAAAAAGCGTTCAGCACTTCAGCTGTAAAAAGCGAAACATTAAAATTAAACCGTGAGCAATTAAATGAAGGCAAAGGAGCGCATGGTGAAAAGTTAAGCACATACAAAGCTGTTGCGCCTGATGTTTACGCATTGTTCACTGTAACGCTAAAAAAAATGTTTGGACAGCCGCATAATAAAGTTACTTTAAAGGATACCGGAGAATTTCACAGTTCATTGAAAGTGCAACCATTCCCAGGCCACGCACTGGTAATTGGTGACACGAAAAAAGCAAATGGCGACATGGAAGATAACATTGACGTGTCCTCAACCCTCGGAATAA